AGGTGCTTTGGATGGGTGAACTCATCTGCACCAACTGCGCCAAGCAGGGGCTTCACGAAGGCGTCAAACTGTCGTAAGGAGGACTGACATGAACTGGAAACTGTTGCATGGTATTGGTTCCGACGATGGCCCGGAAAAGTGCTATCTGACCGGGTATAACGGAACGGGCGCGGCTGTGTCCGCTGGTACTCCCGTATGTTGGGATTCGAGCACTGCGGATGGCCGCACTTTCGTTGCGCCCGCCACGGCCAGCTTCAAGCTGGTTGCGGGTGTTGCTGAAGAAGCGGTCGGCACAGCCGAATACACATCGAAGATCGTTGCGTATGGTCCCGTGAATGCGGTGACGTATGGCGTAGCTACGAACTTCATTCCTGGGGTCTCCCTGATTCTGGTGAATGCGAAGACGTATCTTTCCTACGGTACGGACGCTCAGCTTGCGGGTCAGTTGCCGGTGTTTGTGGCTCTTGCTACGAACGCGACGGCTACGCCGAGCCTTACCAAGGTTTTCGTGCGGGCGATCTAGTCTCCCTCCCGTAAGGGGGGCAGGGATTTTCTCCCCTCCGGTCCCTGCCCCCCGCTTCCCTACATGGAGGGGTAGGAGGGCATTTGAAGATGTTTGGACGGTGTAAGGAATGTGGCCGGTTGCGTTGGATCACGCCGACGTATATGGCGCGGTATGGGATCGAGTGTCCGCGATGCGGGTCTCAGCTAGTGCAACATGCGCGAGTGACGTTCTTTGAACGGTTCAAGCTGTTGTACTGGTACTTGTGGGAGCATGCACAGACGGAACATTCGCGGTGGTGGTTGAACCCGGTGGATGTGGCGCGGGGTGTGTATCACGGCTTGAGGGTACGGTAATGCACGATAAGTTAAAACATTTGCATATCGGCGTACCCAATTACCGTGGTTGGATTGAGTCTCCGCACCATGTGTCCATGATCACTCTGTTTCATTACCTTGGTAAGAAGGGTGTAGACGTAAGTTTCATCTGCCCGATTAACACGGTGCTTTCGACGGCGCGTCAGTGTTGCGTGAACGCGGCGTGTGAAGACCCGGCGTGCGAATACATCCTGTTTATCGATGATGACATGGTGTTTACGCCGGAGCACGTTGACGCGCTGTTGACAGAGACGGTGGAGAATGATCTGGACTTCTGTTCGGCGTTGGCGTTCTCGAACTCGATTCCCACGAAACCGTGTGTGTTCGGGCTTAATCCGGATCTGGTAGAAGGTGGGGACACGCCCTGGTGGTACATCACGACGAACTACCCGAAACAGCAGCGGTTTGAAGTGTTGGCGTCGGGGTTTGGGATGGCGTGTATCAGCACGCGGATGTTGAAGAAGATGCGCGAGGGCATTCCGAACTATCAACATTTCGCATACAACCATGCGTTGTGTCCGAATGAGGACGTGTCGTTTTGCCTGAATGCGCGGAAGCGGGGATTCAAGCTGTATTGCGACAGCCGGATAAGCATCGGGCACATCAGCAAAGACCGCCCGATTATCTGTGAAGACGTCTACGAATCTCAGGGGGACGCGATTGAGTATAACCTGAGCATGGAACGGATGGGTTTTACGGGGGAGGGCGTGAAACTTGAGCGTGTGTAAGCGACGCCCTCTGGTAGACATTGTAATCCTCGGCTGCAACCGTTCTGACATTTCGTTGCATTGTCTAAAACACCTGATAGCGAGTGAGCCGGGGGTTCGGTATCGGGTGATCTTTGTAGACAACGGGAGTACGGACACCACCCCGCGCATGTGCCGGTGGTTTCGTGCGCACACCCGCCGATATGTGCCTTGGGCGAAATACAAGGGTATTGACTTTGTATCCGTTCGGAACGAGCGGAACCTTGGGTTCAGCGGCGGTAACAATACAGGGGCGGCGCACGGCACTGCCCCATTTATTTTGTTCATGAACAACGATGCGTTTCCGCAGGGTGCGGGGTGGTTGCGTAAGCTGGTGCGGTCGCTGGCCCGCGACCGGACGTTGGGTGCGGTAGGCCCTACGGCAGACAACGTGTTAGGCGTGCAGGCTGCCCGGTGGAACGACGATTGGAAGCGGAAGCATCGCAGCAAGTTTTTGAGCGGTGTGTGTGTGCTGGTGCGCCGGAAGTTGTTTGATGCGCTTGGCGGGTGGGACGAACGGTTCTTTAACGGAGATGAAGACCTTGACCTGAGCATACGGATACGCCAGAAGGGGTATAGCTTGGGTGTGGTGCGTGACGTGTTTGTAGAGCATTTGTGCTCACAGACCTTGCAACATATAGCGGCGGCGAATGGCAAGAGTATTAATGACTGGTTTGCCCATACCCGTTCGCAGTTGGTTGAGAAACATGGTGCGGCGTGGCACAACGACCTATTTGAATGGGAGTCGTTGAGGCTGTCGCCTAGTTATTGGAACAAAGTAGGAGTGTTACCCGATGGGCGCTATTTCCAACTCCCCGGCAGAGTCAAAGACCAAATTGAAGCCTTGGGCAAATTACGACCCAAATCCCGAACCTCGACCGGAGGACAGTGCGAAACCGTGGGCGAATTACATACCTGCTACGGAATCGTTGCCGGAGAAGGGGACTGCTACGTTGCCCTTGCCGGAACCGCCGGAGAAGCCCGTAGCGAAGGTGATTCCGCCTAAACCAGTGGGAAAGTAGCATGACGCGGTTATGCCTAGTCTCGATAGTGGCGGGGGTGCTGACCTGGGTAGGCGCGGCCCCGAGTGAACTGACGGTTCGCGTAGGGGATGAATTTGGTGTGCGGGCCTCGGTTGAACCCGAAGTAACGCAGATAGGGGAAGATGGGGCGGTGATTGCATCGGCAACACCGTCTCCCCCGTATGTGTTTGAGTACAAGTATGTAAAAGACATGATTGCGTATACGCGGGCGGGCGAAGGGGTGATCGCGGAATATAGCGACATCCCCGATTCTCCGTATGGCAAGGTGCGGGTAGAGACCACGAACCCGGAATGTTTCGTGTACTTCCGCGCCTTGAAGATGACGG